AAGCGTTGCCCGTTGGAGCGCAAGACGCCGATCTAATCAACAAACCGTGGGGAACTATTACAAACAACGGTAGCGCTGGAAGCGTTATCGCTTCGATCATTAAAACTGTTGTGGTTCCGGGCAGTTCCAACGCGGCGACTTCGAATGTTCCGGCGGATGCTTTGCCGTCTGACTTCATCAAAAATGCGTTGAACGATCTTCAGCCGGGTACGGGCATTACCTATAACGTCGATCTTGTTGCGCGACCCGGAGCCCCGTTCAGCGACGCAGGAAGTCAGCTTGCCAATTCGCAAGCCTTCCTTGCCGGTAAGGCGACTTACGTTATTCCGTTCTTTTGGGCGAATGAATGTCGAACTCTATGGTATTGCGATAGCGGGGGCGTTGCTGCGCAGTTCGGCGCTTTGTTCGCAACCGTAGGTTATGCGCAACAAATGGGTGCGGAAGTTATCCTTTGCACCGGCTTTCCGGCCGATCCTCGCGCCGATCCTGCGTCGGCCGTTCCCGCTTACGATCCGCTTTATTTTAGCGATACGCGGGATTACCCGAACGGCGGTTCAACCCGAAACATGGTCTACCCCGTCGGCAAGCTTGCTCCGGTAAGTCCGACCGCCGATATGGTGCCTTCAGCAACTGCGGCTAATTTCATGCTTCAGCGAGATTGGACCGGGGGCGGCGTTGTTCGCACCGGCTTCAGCCGTCTTTGGCATTGGAACCGGAGCGTTCGGGCGTTTGCCGCGCAACTAGGGCTAAAACTTTGGGATTTTGAATATTCAACGTATCAACGTTGTATCGAAATCTTCGAAGACAAAGCCGACGGGCTCGATTTGTTTTATAATAAGAACGATCCCCTTCACCCTCTTTCGCCTTTGTTTCATTACGCAGTAAAGCCTATTATCTTACAATGGGCGCGTGCGGAAATTGAAGGCCGCAATGATATTCGTGTTTTCAAAGGCGACGACATAAACTTCAAGATAGGAAAAGCGACAATGCCCACACAATTCGCCGATAAGTCGGTTGCTTCGCTTTCTGCAAATCAAGCGGCCGGAACCGAAGAAGTAATATCGAGTAATCCGCAGCGTAAATCGATTGCGATTACTCCCGTCAATGACGGTAAGCTTTATCTCAAATCCGGCGCTACTGGCTTTTTCTGGCCGGTGTATGCCGGAGTGACAAAAGCGTTATCCGGCAATGACTGCCCGACGAACGCATTGTTCATTACCGGGCAAACTGTTAGCTCTACTCTTGCGATTGCGGAAGGTTAATAAAATGGCAGATTCAAGCACTGGTGACCTCGCTCTTTCGGTTCTTCGTGCGCTTGGTATTTCCAACGTTCCGGCTCCGATCATTACCGATAAATCGATAACAACGATCGTTGGTTCGCAACTGCTCGTCGGCGGTGATATCGACGTTTCGGAAGTGGTCATCACCAATCCGTCGGATACGCCTATGGCAATCAGCGCCATTCCGTTGACTTCAGTTAATGGACTAGGCGCAATGCCTATCGCCGCCGGAGCAACTATTCGGTTGCAAGGATTTCGTTCGGACATATTCCTTTACAGTCCGGCAGCGGGTAAATCAATAACTACGCTCGTAAGTCGTCGCTCTCCCCTCTTCAATCAATACAGCCAACGCTGTATTGCCGCGTCGCACCGCGTGGGCACTCCTACGCAAGTAGTCTCTGGAATTAAGACGATCACTAGCAGGAACGTCATATTTTTTCGCGCAGACGGTGATGTTAGCGATCTGCAATTCGTATTCCAAAACTGGTATTGGGATAATTCTTATAACGAAGCCGTAGTTGGCAACGATATAACCGTTACGGCAAGCATCGAATATCCGGCAGGAGTGTTCAATCGAATCAAATTCGGCGGAAAGGTAAGCCGACTTATGCCGGGAGGTGTAGCCATAACCTTAGTTTCGGATACTCTCCCAATCACCGGCAAGGCCGGGGATAAAGCCGTACTATGGACGTGTCAGGATTTGCCCGCCGCAGGAAACAACTTTGTCGTTAGTTTAATCGAAGGAAGCACCGCATTCGATCAAAACGTCAATTCAGATGCAACTGACGCCGGAGGCGCGGCGGGGAATTGGAATTACGCCTATGCGCCGATCGTTTTGGGTACGTGCGCAGCGCCGAACCCAAAAAGCTATGTTATCGCTGGCGATAGCATTTCGAGAGGGCAAGCCGATAACCTCCCAAGCGCGACGCGCGGGGCTTACGGGTGGCCCGCACGCGCTATGGACAATGCAGGACAAACTTACGTCAAGCTTGCCAAGTCAGGCATGGGCAGTAATACCTTCATCAATGGTGTGTTCGTTCGCGATCTAATCTCGAAGTTGCGTTTCTCGCATATCCTTACGCAGATAGGTACGAACGATTTGCAAGGGGGCGGCACGGCGCAAGCTGTTATCAATATGGTAGGCCGCGTTGCGCAGGTGTTCGGGAGTGCGAAGCCTGTGTTCGCCACATTTGTTCCTCGCAATACTTCGACGGATGGTTATACTACCATCGCTAACCAAACGATGACCCCGGCGAAGTTCCAGCAATTTAATGATTTGCTGCGTTCGTTTAACTTTCCTGTACTTGATGCGGCAGATGCGGCGAGTAGCGGGCGAAATAGCGGCATTTGGCGCATCGATCAGGGTGCAATGACCAATGACGGAACTCACCCGAATAGTGTAGGTGCGGCTGTGATCGCGTCCGATACTTCGTTGCAGAACAAGCTAAAAGCAATCGCTTAGCTGCTTTAACTTAGGAGATTAGATATCAGCAACGATCCTTGGTCCGACGCGATAGCCGAAGCTTATGCTTCGGCTCCGCTAGACGACGTAGTTTTGTCAACGCTTGAACTACGTCATCCGTCGCTAGAGAAAGCGATAAGGATTGTCGCTGATATCGGCGAGATACTAAGCGATAACGCAGGCGATGTAATATTCGGCCATAAGCTGAAGCTTGAAGCGGATGCCCCGGCCGACGGCGGGCTAAGCATCGAATTCATCGCCTGCGGCTTCGGCTTTAGTCTCCCGTCGCAGCAAGAAGGGCAATTGCCTACCGTTCAAGTAACGATCGATAACGTCGCGTATCTGATTACGCCGCAGCTTGACGATTTGATCGGAACGCGGGCGTCACTCGAAATAACGTATAGAGAGTATTTAGCGAGCGATCCTGATACACCGCAGTTTATCCTTAACGGATTGACAATGACAAGCATATCGTCAAACCTTACGCAGCTTAGCGGAACCGCAACGTTCGCCGATCTTGTCAATCGCAACTTTCCGTCTAAGGTCTATCGACCTTCAGAATATCCGGGGCTAGTCCGTTGACCGATATCGTTCCCTTCATCGAAGCGCATCTAGGCCGACCGTGGGCAAAGGGCGCAGCCGGGCCGGATCGCTTCGATTGTTGGGGATGGGCCGAAGTGTTGCAACGCGAATGCTTCGGGCGCGAAATCGGCACAATAGCTAAACCGCCGGAGAACACGCGCGAGTTGATCGAATTCGTTAAGCTTCATCCGGCGCGAAAGAATTGGCGGCAAAGCGCAATTCCCGTTCATGGCGGATTAGTCGAACTCGCCCACAATTCTCGCCCCTTTCATATCGGCGTCTTTCTTGATATTGATGGCGGCGGTATCAGTCATGCGACGGCGGGCGTCGGAGTGACTTACGACACAATTCTTGCGCTTAGGGCGTCGGGCTGGCGAAGGTTTATATTTCATGAATGGATCGGCGATCGCGGTTGAAACTCCGCTTAGCGTTGTAAGTCATGCGCCGTTCGTTCCCGGCAAATCTATTCGTGAGTATTTCGATGAACAAGCCTTCCCTGCGGCAACTCCGGTTGTGTTCGTATGCAATGACGTTCCTGTTCTTCGCGCTGATTGGGATCGGCCGCTAACTTGTTTCGATCGCGGCGCGTTCGTCATATTGCCGCAGAATGGCGGCTTGAAGTCGATTATCGGTGTTGTTGCGCAGATTGCGGTGACGATCGGCGTTACGGTGTTAACCGGCAATCTCGCGCTCGGTATCGCGGCCGGTGCCGCAGTCGGCGCGATCTTAAACCTTGTGCTAACACCGAAGGTCGCAAACGCCGAAGGTGCTGAAGCAAGCCCGACGTATTCGTTGCAGGCGCAAGGCAATCAAGCGAGACTCTTAAACCCAATTCCGCGCGGCTACGGCCGACATAATATGTTCATGGATTTCGCGGCGCAGCCTTACACGACGTTCGAGGGCAACGATCAATATCTATTTCAGCTATTCGTTCGTGGTCTAGGCTATTACGACACCGAAGAAGTTCGGATCGGTGATACCGCGCTATGGCGCAAAAATACCGGCTATACCGATAGTTTCGAAGGTGTTGAGTTAGAATTCATCGAACCCCGTCAAGCTGTCACGCTGTTCCCTGCGGCTGTGCAAACGTCGGCCGAAGTGACCGGCGGCGATCTTCTCGCCGGGCAGACGCTAGGCGGTTACGTCGTTAACACCGCCGGAACTGTCGTTAGTCGCGTCGCATTCGACTTCGTGTATAACGGGGGATTGTTCGACGCCAACGACAAAGGCAAGCTAGGGCCGCGAACTGTTCAATTGCGGATTGAATATCAGCGGATCGACAACGGCGGAACAGCCGCCGGGCCTTGGGTTGTCGCCGAAGTCGCAAGTTTCACCGCAGCAACGGCAACGGCGCAGCGTTATACTAGAACCTACGAAGTAGCTGAAGGCCGATATCAAGGCCGGGTTACTCGCGTAACCGCAGACGCAGGCAACGACACGTCGATTAGCGACAAAGTGCAATGGGCAGGGCTTCGCGGCTTCGAACCGTCGAGCAACGTCTATCCCGACGTATCGCTTCTTGCGGTGAAGATAAAAGCAACAAATCAGCTATCGCAACAATCATCACGGTTATTCAATGTCGTTCAAACAGCGAAGCTTGCCGTATGGAACGGCGCAGCGTGGAGCGAACCGCAGGCAACGCGCTCAATAGCGTGGGCTGCGGCTGATATGCTGCGAAGCACAGTGTACGGCGAAGGGCGTCAAGATAGCTTGATTGATCTGGCGAAGCTTCTTCAGCTTGATGCGGTATGGCAGGCGCGAGGCGATACCTTCAACGGCGTCTTTGACACGAAACAGACTTTTTGGGATGCACTCGCCGCAGTTCTTCTAGTCGGACGCGCGCAACCGCTTTTGCTCGCCGGTATCATGACCTTCGTTCGCGACGAACCGCGCTCGTTGGCAAAAGGCGTCTTTACGCCTGCTAACATAACCGCAGGATCGTTTAGCACAACGCACGTTCTATATTCGAAAGACACGCCCGACGACGTGATTGTCGAATATCAGGATGAACGAACGTGGAAGCAAAACGAAGTTCAATGCAGCCTTGACGGTAGCTTGTCAGATGAACCTACCCGGATAAAGCTCTTCGGCGCGACTAACTACGCGCAAGCGTGGCGCGAAGGTATCTATCACGCTGCGGCAAACGCTTATCGTCGCATTATGGGCAATCTTACGTCAGAGTGCGAAGGTAAGCTATTGATCCGGGGCGATGCTGTCATCGTTTCCCACGATATGCCGCGTTGGGGATCGTCGGGCGAAATCGAATACTACGATGAAGACTCGGGTACGTTGCTATTGTCGGAGCCCGCTAATTGGCAAGACGGACCCTTTACGCTGGTGCTATCCGATCGACGCAACCGTCAATGGGGGCCGATCGTCGTAACGCGCGGAGCCGATGACTTCGAAGCTGTCATTGATGAAGACAGCCTTGAAGAAGTCGAAGCGGCACAAGGCCTTTTAGCGCCGATCATCGTGACCGATCCGAATATGATCGCAACCCGGTATGTGCATAACACGTCGGTTACGTTCATGAAGCGATTCATCGCCACGAACATTCAGCCGCAGGGGATCGACCGGGCAGCGATCGCACTAGTGAACGACGATCCGCGCGTCTACGCGGCCGACGCCGGGCAACCGCCCGAGGAAGCGGCCGGAGGCGGGCTAGGAAGCGACCCGGCCGCGCCGAGCGTTGACGGGCTCCGCGTCGTCATCGACCCCTCTAGCGGGGCTTCTCCGGTGCTTCTCGCCGTCTCTTACCTGCCCGGCCGGGGCGCGTCGTCGTATGTCGGGCAAGTCAGCTATGACGGCGTATCCTTCGATACCGTTTACGAAGGAACGAATACATCGTTCACGTTCCTAGCGCAGCCTAACAATTTGATTGTTCGCGTCGCCGCTATCGGAATAATCCGGGGGCCGTGGGCATACTTCGAACGAGACTTCACCGATGCCGGAGCCGCCCCGCTTCTGGTGGCAAACCTTGACGTATATATCGGCTACGCGGGTAGTGTCATTCAGCCTTCATGGGATTATTCTCTTCGGGCTACTTCGTATATGGTTAAGGTGATCGTTAACAACGTTGTTGTTATTACACAAGAGACGACTTCAACAAGTTTGACGATAACGACGGCAACGATCAACGAGGCGGGTGGGCCTTGGCCTGCGTTTCGTCTTAGTGTCGAAGCTAAGAACGATATCGGAATTGCACCTGCGGCGGTATTTGATACCGCGAACTTTATCGTGGTGGCGCAGCCTACTAATCTAGCGGTTAGTGCTGCAACTCCGGCTATTGTGTCGGCGCGCGCTCCGATTGATAATTCGTGGTATTACGTCCGTTTTTATAAAGGCGCTACCGATAACTTCGCCGATGCTGTTCAAATCGGCGGCGATTATATTGGCGGTCTTGGGCAGATATTCAGCGTTCAGGATACAGACGCCGCAGGTACTAATCGCTACTTCGCTCGCGCATTCAACTCCAATGGTGACAAGTCGGCGATCGTCGGCCCGGTGACTTCCGGGCAGTCTTCCGGCGGCGGTGGCGGAGGCGGCGGCGGC